CTAAAGTTGGTGGGTCGGGGGGTCCGTTGGTGTGGGCCCGATAAGTGTCACTCTGGGCTAGGAGCTTCCTAATTAGAGTTGACTTGCCAGCGCCTGCAACCGCATGGACGACTAGGGGCTCAGAGAGGGGTTTGGTGGTACGGGAATATCCTTCGGACAGCAGTAGATTTGTTAGTGTATTCATACTAGTAATTTGCGAGAATCTCATTACCACCAAACTTAACAAGTGTTCTAACGGTTGTTTGGTGGTCCCTCATCTGGTTTTCATCAAAGATTTCATATAGCTCGTCCTTGTGTTGGTAAGCGAGGGCTACGTCCTGGCTGTAGCTGTTTACTGTGTCCTTGATCTTGTTCTGTTTGATGGCCAGAGTGAGGTTGGCTTGCAGTTTCTTAGGCTCTTTAATCAATCCCAAGGGAGTGATGCTGTAGCCGCAGAATTCTGCCCACTCCCCTTTCTTTTGCTTGTAGAACAGGGGTTTGGAGGTGAGAGTGAGTTGTTTGGCCACCCCTTGGAAACTGACTTTCTCAATGGGGATCTTTGAGAAGGCAGTGTCGTCTCCGGCATACAGCTGGGCAGTGTCATCTGATATGTGGAACCTTGTGTGGTTGAAGGCTATATTGCACTCGGTGTTTGCATCAAATGTGGGTCCTTCTCCCGTTAGGCGCATGATTGCTAGCACGCCGGTGAAGACCTTGGCATTAGTTTTGATGTCTATGTAACCTTGGATGATTGCCTCTGGTATATTGTGGTGTTTAGCTTTGAGGACCTCGAACTGTAGCATCGCGCCATCTTGTGATTGGTCGAACTGGGTAAAGTCGTTGGCGTAGGCTGGCTGATCGAAACTCCACTGGTCCTTGATGAAGGTGGTCAATTGTTGTGGGGTCTGCTCGCAATTCAATTGGATGTTTGGGGGTTGGAAGGCTTGCCTGATTCTCCTCATATAGCGTGCCATGGTGCCGTAGAGCATGACTGTGGCCTGTTGAAATGAGGCTATAGTTTGGCCTGGTTTGATCTTTGGGGCTCCAAGCTTCTCCAGCTTCTTTACCCACTGTGACTTCAGGAAGAGGGAGATTGTGTGTTTGTCGAAGTC